ATGGCCAGCGGTCTTGAACATGGTGGTTCGACTTTGTCGCTTGATGGGGCGTTCTTCGAGCTGCTTACCGATAGTTTTCGGCGGATCGTCGGGACGCCGCTTGTCGAGCCGGGGCAGGGGCCGGATTGGCTCTATCATGATGCCCCTTTCGTGGTGGTTGCGCATAATACGGATGCTGATCCGCGGTTCGTCTATTCCAACAGGGCCGGTCAGGCTTGTTTCGAATATCCGTGGGATGAATTTGTGACGCTACCGTCGCGTCTTTCGGCGGAGCTTCCCAATCGCGCGGAACGCCAGATATTGCTGGATGCGGTAACGCGGGACGGTTTTATCTCCGGCTATCGTGGGCTGCGGATCGCAAAGTCCGGGCGGCGCTTCTGGATCGAAGATGGTATCGTCTGGCAGCTCATCGACCGTGACGGAAATCGGCGTGGGCAGGCGGCGACGTTTTCGACGTGGCAAGACGTTTAAAGCGCGTCGCGATCTTTCAGATCGTTACCCGCGCTTTAGGTCTTTGATGTCGGGCATGCCGTGCTCGTAAAACCGCTGGACACTTTTGCGCGACATGCTTTCAACAGGCTGAGCGGGCGGAGGCTTCTTGTTCATCGGTCGGCTGGAGCTGCGACATGAGACCCAACCTCGCGGCTATTGGCATCTGACGCTGGTCAGAGGAAGCCGTCCGGGCCAGCTTATGCCATCAGCTCCAATCTGTCCTCTCGCTTGATCCGGCGCAATCTGTCGTAATCTCTCTCCTTGGATTGTTCGAGTTCATAGGCAAACAATTCCGCGGCATCACGGCCGGCCGTAGTCCGATCGTCTTCGATCACGGCGGCGATGCGACGGAACAGTTCGGCTTCGAAGCTTCCTGCCTGGGCAAGCGGGTTTGGTCTCGCCAGGCGGGCGCCGCCATCCAGCCGAATGGTGGAGACATAAAACTCGCCCTCGTAGTCGGCGCCTGCCGAGGTCAATTCGGCCCTGCCATAGAGCAGCAAACCGGTTTCCCAGCGGTCACAGAGATTGATGGTGAGTTCGTCGAACGAATAGTCGCAGGAGAAGGCGTCGTGGTCCATCGTCAGGCCGCCGTCCGTGGCGTTGAATCTGGCGACTGAATCGTGTCTTCGACGAACCCTGCCGCGAGAACGCGGGCGAACCGGCCTTGCCGATGTTCCGTTGTCGAGGGGAGGTGGGGCCGGACGTCGCGGCAATCACGGCTTCCGGCAATAGCCAAACTATCGCGCCTTGCAGGCATGAATTGCACGCTTCCTTTCCTTGCCCCTCGGGGCAAACTACAGTTTCCCGATCGTCGATCTGGTTTCGCTGACTTCGTGCAAGATCTCCACCTTGCGCGGGCTCATTCCATCTCGGCGATTGGCTCGCGAGAAATAAGGTCTCACATGACATGATATGTGTCAACATTAATTATGTTTATTGTCGCCAGAGCCAACACTGATAGTGTTTTCTTCCGTTGCGGCGTGCCGCGTCCCGTGTCCGGCACCGGCCGGCGAAGGCTTAGAATGTCGAGGTTCTGGAAGGTGGTAGCGGCGGGCTATTTCCGCGCAATATGTCCGCAGATGCGGCCTATGATGGTGAGTCGCTCCAGCTCCACCGTAAAGGTTTCGAGCGCCGGGTTGTCGGAAATGATCTTGACCTGGCTGGGCTGGGTGAAGGGAACGCGTTGCAGGCGCTTGATCTGCGGCTCGGAATAGCCGTCGCTGATGGCGTAGACCGTATCGGTCGACATCAGGTTCTGCGAGAGGTCGACGATGACGCGGTCGCCGGGCAGGTAGGTTGGCTGCATGGAATCGCCGATCACTTCCATGATAATGGTGTGGCTGGGCGATGCCTTCGCTTCATTGCGTAGATAGCCTGCGGGAATCAGCCATTCCGCGACGATCTTGTGTCCGGCGACATTGCCGGCGCCGACGGGGAGGTTAATGACTTCGCCGATAATGCCGCTGCCGGCCCCGAGCTTGACGTCGACTTCGGGCATCGCGCCTTCGATTTTCGGCTGCCAGTGTTCGCGGCTATAGCTGAGCTCCTCGTCCCCCTCGGCAAATCCGATGTTGTCCTGCTCGTCGGGATCGAAAGAGGTGACCATGCGCGATCCCGGACGCTCCACCTTGCGGGGGCCTTCGCCCGTCAGCAGGTAGCCGGCGGTGGTGCCGAACTTTTTGGCATAGCGATCGGCAATGTCCGGGCCGAATTCGTTCTGGCCGTTTTCGTGGGCTCGATAGGTCGAGAGCCCGATGCCGAGCGCCTCCGCTGCCTTCGTTGCCGAGGAATAGTTTGCGGCCTCGCGTGCCGCCTTCAGTCGTTCGCCCATGGATTTCCGCATGACCAGACACTCGCAAAATAATTAACATAAATCATGTTGACATCCGCATTAATAGCAACATAATTTGTGTTTATCAAGATGTCGATGATGGAGTTCATCACGACATGCCGAAGCGAAGAGCGTTCGGCAAAAATAGTTTGGGGAGTAATCGCATGACGTCGATGAGAAAAGGCAGGACAGCAGGGGGCGGATCGCTTCACTTCGATTTCTTTTGGGGATGCCCCGATTGTCGCCGAGCCTTGTCGATCGCCGAGGTGATCGAGCGGCATTGCGAAGCTTGCAGCAGTCATGTGGAGCCGGCGCAAATGCATGATCGCGCTTCGATCGAGGGCGAGCACGGCGGGGAAAAAGCGGCATGAGCGAGATCATTCAAGGCTTCCTCGCCTGCGTCGCGGCTGCATCGTTCTTCGCCTGTGTGCTTGCGGCCCTGCAGCGGATCGTTTCGCCGTTGACCTTCGATGACGACGATGAAATCGGCGGGGCGCCGGAAGGCGATCTGATCCATTTCCCGATGGTTCAGGACGGTTCTCGGCGAGAGAGCAAGCCATGATCGCATTGTTCATCTGATCGCGGAGCATGCATGCGGCTCCGCCTGGCGTCTTGCTCGGGCGAACCGGCACGCGTTTCAACCACTTACGACAATCAATCGAAAAAGCTGGCCGGGGTGGCCAGAGGAGGTTTCCATGAATGAATTTCAGATCGGAACGGAGCCGGTTGCCGGCGGTCATCTCGGATGGATACGCAAGGTTCACCGTTCTACCAACGAAGTCCTCAAGGACGCGCGTGGCGAGCCGATCGTCTTTTCCACGCAGGATGCAGCCAAGGCCGCCGCCGGCGAGGCGATGGTTGCTTATCTCAACACGCCGATGCTGCGCGACGGAGCCCGGGTGGAGGCGATATCGAAGGCGGAAGCGCTATTCAAGCCGAAGCACGCTTTTTCCGGCTCGGATCATAAGGGCGAGCGGGTCGCGTGATCGGAGCGATGTGGTTGATGGCGTTTGCTTTTTTCTCACTGAATAGAGGTTTAGGACGATGACCAAGGGCAGGCTCGATATTCTTCTTGACGGTCTCGGCATCAAGCTTGTGCCCGTCCATCGTCGGCGCGCTCCGGCGCAAAGTCATGCGCGGGGCACCATGCAGGAAATCCGTGGGCAATATGGCGACGGACATCTCGTCTTCGTTCTGCGCTGCATTCGCCAGACCGGCAACAACCGGGATGAGCTGTGGTCGGATACGATCGGCGCGGTCTCCGACATTCTGGTGCAGCGGCAGGATTGGGCACTGCAACGGCCTGGCGACGTGCTGACCGCTTTCGACGATGTTGCGCTCGCCAGCCTGCGCGCCGACGCGGTGGCAAGGCGGCCTTGGCCGGTGCGTGCAACCCTTCGGACCCTGATCTATCGCGAACTGGAGAAACGCCTCGATGTCCACCAACGTCTTGCAGGTTGACGATCTCTCGGAACGGGCGGCTGCAATCGCGGATATCAGCCTGATCGTCCGCGCTCGTTTCGTCGAGGCGGCCGACACGATGGTCCATCTCGACGTGCGCGGCGTGCGTCCGGATCGGATGCGAACTCTTTGGCCGGATGTTCTGCCGGAACCAGCGGATCATGGCGACATCCGTATTCGCTACCGTCCGAGTGCCGCCGCCATCAGCCGTGCCGAGGAAGTGTTGCAGGGTTGGCTGCTGACCCATGTCAAGGATCAGGAACGCCGCGTTCTGCTCTCCCGATGGTCCGTCTGCCTTGCAGCTCCCCATGTCGCCGGCTCTTTCCGCGATTTCTGCGCCAGAACGGGCCGGGTGAGGCGAACGGCGGAACGGCGAATTCAAGCGGAATTTCAGACTCTGGCCGGTGTGTTGCCGATTGCCATGCCAGCGCTTCAGGAGCCGGATTGGTCCCGCATATCGCCGATGATGCCGAATTCGCCCGGTGCATTTGAACGGACGAAAGCGCCCGTTACGAGGCATGAATCCTATTGGCTGCCAGAGGATGCAAGGCCGGTCTTCGACGCGGCCAGTCCGGAACTGACCGCATTGGCGAAGCGGTTGGAACGGGAAAACAGGCGCCGGGCAAAGATGAAGGCCTGATCCACTGGAAATCCTGGTCCGAACCCAGGCTTTTCTTCAAGATCGATCAGTGCCGCCGCGAGCCGGCTCCAGCGCAAACACCGCGCCCGGCCTTTCACGTTCAGCCGCGTCACCGAAATCCGCGACGGAATATTCCACCAATAGCCGCAGCCGCGAGTGCGGCAGATGGGCACGCCATGGATCGCCGATCAGAACCTTAATACCCTGTTGCAGGCAGCGATCGAGAAACGCCGTGACCCGTGCGGCGAGGTCGGCGTCATAGAAGAGATCGCCGACGCAGATAATATCGGTAAGGGGAGGCGCGCTGCCCGTTATGTCGGCAAGGACGGGTAGAATCGTCGCGCCGTTGATGGCGGCGTTCAGATCGATGGCGGCGATGGCGTAGGGATCCACGTCGGCGGCCACCACCTCCATCGCTCCCGCCTTTGCTGCGGCAATGCCGACAATGCCTGATCCGGCGCCCAAATCGAGTACGCGCTGGCCAACGACGGTCTCCGGTCGATCCAGAAGATAGCGTGCCAGAGCCAATCCTCCACCCCAGTAATGCGCCCAGTAGGGCGAGCCGAAGTCAGGGTCCTGTTCGGCGAGCCGTCGCAATCCGCTTTGCGGTCCGGCCTTGTGCAGTCGAATCTCCGGAATGGATGGAACGGCTTGCACGGGAAGGTTGGCGGCGATGAAGCCGCGGATGGTACTTGCTGGATCAGCGGGCCGGGTCTCCGCGGCACGTCGCAACGCCATCAGACGTTCGGTGGCATACGCGCAGCAAGCGTCGAGCATTTTTGAGCTCGACAGTCCCATTTGCTCTATCGCGATGTTGTGAAGCCGGTGCGCCATCGCATCTTTCGTCGCTTCCTCCAGCGTCAGTATCGCGTGGATCTCTGCAGCGTAGCTGTCATATTCATTGCGGGCGTCTGCTATTGCGCGGATGCCGATCGGGTCCCATTCATGCAGAAGAATCGCTCGGATCTGTGCGAGATATCGATTGAGATGATGTCGATCTTGCTTTGAGGGCATTTGCCTGCCTGGAAGTGGGGTCGCAACAAGGCGCTGGAGTGGTATTCAACCTTGATCGTCGGACTCGAGATATCGATATTATCATGAAATTTCAAATGCTTATTTGGTCATTCCATCAAGGTTCTACAATCCTTGCGGGTCCCACAACGATCAAGGGTGTCGCCAAGGGCGCCGTTTTGGGGTATTGATTTTGGCATGATGAGAACAGTTGCAGCGACGCACTGTTGACCGCAAGCGGTTTGTTTTCCGCCACCTGTTTCCTTTCAACGTTCCATCGGAAATTCCAAAGCATGTCCACTGCCGACAAGCCTGTCGCGCCGCGCAAGCCACGTGCCCGCCGGCGCAAGACCGCGTCCGTGGGTGATACCCCGCTCGACTATATGCTGAAAGTCATGCGTGACGATGAGGCGGACCAGAAGAGGCGGGATGAGATGGCGAAGATCGCCGCATCCTATGTCCACCAGAAGCCGAGCGAGCGCCAGGGGAGCGGCGCCAAAGCCGGCCACAGTTTCACGATCGACTTGAGCAACGCCACGGATGAACAGCTTGCGACACTCGAATCCCTCTTCGGCCCGCTTGCCGGAGCCGTCAGCGATGATGGCGGCGATCCGCGCGGAGAAAGCGAAGCGGAAGGCTGAGGCCGAACGGGCGGAGACCGTACGCCGGATCGCCGACGAGGCGGAGAAAATTCGGCAGCGTTGCCAGTCACTTGCCGGCTTCGTTCGCGAGGCCTGGCATGTGGTCGAGCCCGCCGTCGATTATGTGCATGGCTGGCATATCGATGCCATCTGCCGACATCTCGAGGCGGTGACATCCGGCGACATCACACGGCTATTGATCAATGTCCCGCCCGGAACGATGAAGTCGCTGCTTTGCGGCGTCTTCTGGCCGGCCTGGGAATGGGGACCGAAGAACAGGCCGGAACTGCGCTACCTCGGCTCCTCTTATTCGGAGCATTACGCCAAGCGTGACAACAGGCGAATGCGGGATCTCGTCGCTTCCGAATGGTATCAGACACTCTGGGGCGACCAGGTGAGATTGACGCGCGCGGGGGAAATGGCTTTCTCCAACACGCGCATGGGCTTTCGCCAGGGCGTGCCGTTTTCGAGACTGACCGGCGGGCGCGGTGATCGGGTGATCATCGACGATCCGCATTCGGTCGACGGCGCGGAATCCGAAGCCGAGCGCGCATCAACCGTGCGCACATTTCGGGAATCCGTGCCGACGCGGCTCAACGATCCTCAACATTCGGCAATCGTCGTCGTGATGCAGCGCCTGCATGAAGCCGATGTTTCCGGCACGATCCTCACGCTCGGGCTTGGCTACGAACACCTCATGCTGCCGATGGAATTCGAGCCGGAGCGCCGCTGCTGCACATCGATCGGCTTTGTCGACCCAAGGATGGACGAGGGCGAGCTGCTTTTTCCCGAGCGCTTCCCTCGAACGGTGGTGGAGCGGGACAAGGTGCCGCTCGGCTCCTATGCCGTCGCCGGCCAGTTTCAACAGCGCCCATCGCCGCGTTCCGGCGGCCTGTTCCAGCGCGGTGATTTCGAGATCGTCGATGCCGTGCCGGCGGCGGCCAAACGTTGCCGCGCCTGGGATTTCGCCGCCTCCAAGGCGCGCCCTGGCCGCCAGCCGGACTGGACGGTCGGGCTTCGTATGGCCGAAGTCGGCGGCATTTTCTATGTCGAGACGATCGCTCGCGGGCGCTGGTCGCCGGCGGAGGTCGAGCGCAACCTCAAGAATATGGCAACCCAGGACGGACCGATGGTGACGATCCGCATGCCGCAGGATCCGGGCGCGGCTGGTAAGGCCGACGCCGGGACGAAGATCAAGCTGCTTGCCGGCTTCCCGATAAAGGTCCTGCCGATTACCGGCGACAAAGCGACGCGTGCCAAGCCGGCTTCGGCACAGGCGGAGGCCGGAAATATCCGGTTGCTGCGCGGCGATTGGAACGAGGCATTTCTCGATGAAATCTGTGCGTTTCCGAATGCGCAGTTCGACGATCAGGTGGACGCCTTTGCCGATGCGCTGAATGAGCTCGCATTGGGCTCTTCCTTCAGTTTCAAGAACTTCTAGAGCCTTTCGAGGCGTCTCTCTTCAAAAATATGCCAAAGGATACTCCATGGGACATGTACTCTCGATGGTTCGCGATGGGCTGGTGAGCCTTGCGTCTCGCATGGGGACGGAACGCGACAAGGCCGCGTCGGTATTCTATGCCCAGCCGATCCTGACCGACGAACAGCTCGTCGCCGCCTATCGCAGCTCGTGGCTGCCGCGCAAGATCGTCGATATCCCGGCACTGGACAGCTGCCGCAAATGGCGCAACTGGCAGGCGGAAGGCGATCAGATCGGCTTGATCGAGGCGGAAGAGCGGCGGCTGAATCTGCGCGGCAAGGTGCTGGAGGCTGCCAAGAAAGCGCGGCTTTTCGGCGGCGCGGCGCTGTTTATCGGTTCCGGCGATGCCGATCCATTACGGCCGCTCGATGTCGAGAGCATCGGCAAAGGCGGGTTGAAACATCTGACGGTCCTGACGCGTCGCCAACTTGCCGCCGGAGAGCTTGAGCGAGATCCGACCTCGGAATGGTATGGTTGCCCGAAACTCTACACGCTGACCGGTGCCAATGGCGCACAAGTCGCCATCCATCCGTCGCGGCTGGTTATTTTCAATGGTGCCATGGTGCCGGAGGCGGATGCAGGCGGGCTGCTGGGGCAGGGCGGTCATGGTTGGGGAGAAAGTGTGCTTACGGCGACCTTCGACGCCATCAAGAACGCCGATAGCACAGCCGCCAACATTGCCAGCCTCATCTTCGAGGCGAAGATCGATATTATCAAGGTGCCGCAATTCTCGGCCAATATCGGCAACCAGGCCTACGAAGACGCCGTACTGCGCCGCTATAGCCTGGCGAACACCATCAAGGGCATCAACGGCACGCTGATCCTCGACGCGGAGGAGGACTATGACAGCAAGAGCGCGTCGCTGTCTGGCCTGACGGATATCCTGATGGCGTTCCTGCAGATCGTCTCAGGGGCGGCCGATATTCCGGTCACGCGACTGCTCGGCCAATCTCCCGCCGGCCTCAATGCGACGGGCAATGCGGACATGAAGAACTATCATGACCGTATCCAGGCGATCCAGGAGCTTGAGTTCACTCCAGCCATGTCCCGGCTCGATGAGTGCCTCATACGCTCGGCTACGGGTGCTCGCGATCCGGATATCTATGCCTCTTGGGCACCGCTGGAGCAGATGAGCGAAAAGGACAAGGCAGAGATATTCAAGACCAAGGCCGAGGCGGCGCGAACTCTGTTCGGTTCATCCTCCGGGCAGGAGATCATTCCGCGCCAGGCGTTGTCTGAAGCACTGGTGAACATGCTCATCGAAGATGGGTCGCTGCCGGGTCTGGAGGCGGCAATCCAGGCGCTGGATGCAGAAACTACGGAGACGGCCCCCGAAGTGGCTTCTACACCCGAACCATCCGTCTCGTCGTAGGGCACCAAGACAGTCTCAACCAAAGTCGATTTCGACCAGGGATATTTCATCATGAACTTCACAGACATTGTCACCGTCGCGGGAACGCGGCGGACCGGCGACGGCTATCTTGTCGCCGATGCCCGGATCGCCCGAACGGGCATCCAGAACTATCTCGGCGCCGAGATCGGCAGGGCGGAGATGCCGACCGTGCGGGTCTATCGTCCCGGTGCGGAGGTCTTCTCTGAGGATACCTTGAGGAGTGTCGCTCACCGGCCGGTGACAAACGAGCATCCGCCGGAAATGGTCACATCGGAAAACTGGAAGAAATATTCCGTCGGCCAGACCGGCGACGAGATCGCCGGCGAGGGCATCTTCATCCGTGTGCCGCTGATGGTCAGCGACGAGGCGGCCATTCAGGACATCGAGAGCGGCAAGCAGGAGCTGTCCGCCGGCTATGTCTGCGATCTCGATTTCACGGCCGGCGTAACGCCTGCGGGCGAGGCCTACGACGCCATCCAGAAGAACATTCGCATCAATCATATCGCCATCGTGCGCCGTGGCCGTGCGGGATCGAAAGTCTGCATCGGCGATGTGGCAGCACCGTGGGGCTGCGCTCCTCTCGCAGCCCCACGTTCCAATTCCGATTACCACGAGAACAAGGAAGGGATGATGCCCACAAAGACAATTGCGGTTGACGGCATCGGGGGCGAAGCCAGCGATCAGGTCTCGGAGCTTGTCGCGGCCCTGCAGAGACAGCTCGCGGATGCCAAGGCCCAGATCGTGGCGGCCGATGCCGCCTATCAAAAGGCAATCGCCGTCCGCGATGCCGAACTGGATGCCGTCAAGGCGAGCCTCGTGGGTGATGCCGAGATCGATCGCCGGGCCGAGATGCGCGCCGAGCTTATCGGGCTCGCCAGGGCAATCGTCGGCGATATGAAGACCACGGGCCTATCGGATGCGGCGATCCGCAAGGCGGTCGTCATCGCCAAGATCGGGGAAGGCGCTGTCGAAGGCAGATCCGAAGCCTACATCGACGCGCGCTTTGACATGCTGGCCGAAGCCGTCCGCGAACCTCCGGATCTTTTCGCCGCCGCTGTCAAGGACGGCATCACCACGCCGCAGGCGTCGATGTCGGCGGCTTTCAGCGCCTATGCCGCCATGGTGCGCGACCTGCAGTCCGCGCATCTGCCTGCCAATCCCGTTTAACCAGGTCAACGAAAAGGAGACGCTTCAATGGCGACTTATCAGACCACCTATGGAAACGCTCCTCAGAAGGGCCTGCACGGGCAGATCGCTTCCGAGGAAAAATCCAACAAGATCAGCCGCACGGTGGAAAGTGCCGCCGGCATCAAGTTCGGCCAGCCGGTCCAGCGCGGTCTCGCCGATCATGGCGTGGCACCCTATGCCGCCGGCGGCAAGTTTCTCGGCATCGCCGTGCTGACGCCGACGGTGCTGCCCGGCGCGACGCAGGTGGACGGCTATGCGCAGTTCGTCACCGGCGCCTTCCTGACCTCCGGCCAGATGTATGTACGGGCGGGCAGCGCGGTCGCTGACGGCGACGCCGTCTACTACAACCCGACCACCAACGCCTACGTCAACGCCGCCGGCACCGGCATCGTCGGTCCCATTCCCGATTGTTTCTTCGACACGAGCGGCGGCAACGGCGACATCGTCGAAATCTCGCTCAAGCACAGGAGCGCCTAATCCATGAACCAGTTCGTTCGACAGCATTTCGCCGATGCCCAGGCGGCCTATTCCTTCGTCATCGCGCAGGGCCGCAATATCGAGACGCGCATCTACCAGCGCCGCTATCCGACCTTCAACTATGGCCTCCATGTGCCTGTTGTCACCGAGGGCAATGAATGGGCCGCCGGCACGACTTTCTTTACCGTCGACAGCGCGGGCGAGGCGAAGTTCCTTTCCGGCGCCGGTACGGACATGCCGTTCAACCAGTCGACCCGCGACAGCGCCAGCCATGATTTCGCGATGGTCGGCTCGGGTTGGGAGTGGAATCTGGAGGAGGTCAACCAGGCCGCGCTCTACAATCTCGATCTCAATGCCTCCAACGCTATTTTCGCCGCCGATAAGATCGAGCGCCTGCTGAATTCCGTCGCCATGGTCGGTTCTACGGAAAAGGGCTGGACCGGTTTCGTCAACGATCCGAACGTGTCGCGTGTCGATGTTGCCGCTGATGGCGCCGGCTCCTCGACGTTCTGGTCGGCCAAAACAGCCGATCAGATCCTGCGGGATGTCAACGATCTTATCGGCGGCGTGCGTGAGAGCACCGGCGAAGTCGAGTGGATCGACAGCCTGCGCCTGCCGCCGGAAGCCTTCCGCCTGATCGCCACCAAGCGTCTTGCCGATGGCGACGGCTACATCACCGTGCTGGAATTCCTGCGGCGCGGCAATGTCTACACGGCCGAGACCGGCCAGCCGCTGGACATCCAGCCGCTGCGCGAGCTTGCGACAGCTTCGCAGGATGGCGGTGGCCGCATGGTGGTCTATCGCCGCGATCCGGAAGTGCTGCGCTTCCATCTGCCGATGCCGCGCCGGGTGCTGCAGCCGCGCCAGAAGTCGATCATGAGCTTCGAGACCGGCATCATCGCCCGCACCGGCGGCACGGAAGTGCGCCTGCCGGCGGCCATGGCCTATGGCGACGAGATCACTGCCGCGGCGTGACGATCGTCTTCCTCCCTCCGTTCCGGCGGAGGGAGGAGCATCCCCTTTTCGCTGATCGACGGGAACTCTCATGTCCGCAGCTTTCTACGGCACGCTCGATGCCGCCGACATCTATTTTGCCGATCGGGGCAATGCCGCCTGGGCCGCGGCCGGCGATGATGACCGCCAGGCGGCGCTGGTGCGCGGATCGCAGGCTCTCGACGGCCTTTACGAGCCGCGCTTTCCCGGTCTTCGCGCCGGCGGATACGATCAGGCGCTGTCCTGGCCGCGCAAGGCAGCCGTCACGGCCAATGGCGAGGCGATCCCCGATGATATCGTGCCGCTGCCGGTGACCTATGCCGCCTATGAGGCGGCGGCCGTCGAGCTTGCCGAGCCGGGCAGCCTGACGCCAGTGATCGTTGCCGCCCGGACCGTCAAGCGCGAGCAGGTCGGGCCGCTGGAGATGGAATATGCGGTTGCCGGCTCGGGTGCCGACATGATTGCGGCCGCACGGCCGGTGCTGACCGTGCTGGACGGCCTTCTCTATCCCTTCCTGCGTCCGGTCCTGCCGGGCATTCTGGTGGTGTGATGGCAGCTTTCGACTATGACAGAACGCGGATGACGGCCGAGCGGCTGATCGCGACATTCGGCCAGAAGGGCAGCCTGCGGCGCATCGTCAATGCCGGCCCCGACTACGATCCGGTTCAGACGAGCGAGGCGTTTGCCTGTTCGCTCGTCGATCTCGATCATAACGAGGCGCATGTCGCCGATGCGCTCATCCAGCGTGGGGATCGCATGGTCTATCTCTCGACCGAGGGACTATCGATCACGCCAACGCTGGCCGACCGGCTTGTGATCGGCGACATCGAGCATGCGATTGTCGATATCCGGCCGCTATCGCCGGGCGGGACGATCGTGTTTTGGCAGTTGCAGGTGCGGCGATGACGGCGCTGGCGCGCTTCAGGGCGGTCCTGACGCTCTGGTTGCTGGTTCGCTCGATCCTGCTGCTCAACCGGCTTTCGGCAAGGAGAGATGGCGTGGCGCATGCCGCGCGCCGCAGCCCGAAATCGACGATCCGCGCCCGCTATGGCGGCCGAACCTTCCTGAATTTCGAACCGCGTGCGTCCCCGACGGAAGACCCTCGGCGGTCGCGCGGCATTCCATAGGGGCATTCGACATGGCGTCTTCCAATTTCTCCGCCGAGATCGCCGCCTGGGCCGAGCGGACCAAGAAGCGCATGGAGGAGGTGGTGAACCTCTCCGCGCAGCGGCTGGCCGAGGCGATCGTCGAGGCAACGCCGGCTTCCGGCGAGCTTGCCAACTCCTTCCAGATCTCCGCCTCGCCGCTGCAAAGCGGGGACGCCGGGCGATCTGATGGTCAGCCGGTCAATCTGGCCGGCCTCGGCGTGCCGCTGGGCGGCATGATCTACATGGGCTTTACCGCGCCTGAGGCTGCCGAAGTCGAGTATGGCAAGGATGGCCGGGCGGGGCAGGGCATGGTGCGGCTCGCCGCGCAGCAATGGCCCGATATCGTCGAGCGCGCCGTGCGCGACACGACGGCCTGATCCTTCGAAATCTCAACAGTCTAGACAAGGTGACGCATGGCGACGGCAACGGACGCTCTCATTCTGGCTGCGCTGCTGGATCATCTGGCCGCGCTCGAATTCCAGCCGGTATTGCCGGTGGCGCAGCCGGGGATTGCCTTTCCGCCGGCGGGGCAAGAAAAGCCGGATCATTATCTGGCTGTCAGCTTCCTGCCCAATCGGACGCGACAGGTGACGCTCGGCGACGATCCGCAGCAGAAGCGCGGGCTCCTGCAGGTTTCCGTCTATTGGAAGGCCGGCGGCGGGCTGATCAAGCCGCTCGATGCCGCCGGCCTGGTGATCGACCATTTCAACAACAAGACGCTGTTTGCCTCTGGCGTGAAGATCACGATCAGCGGCGAGCCGTGGGCCGCAGGCCCGATCCAAGAGGATGACCGCGTGCAGATACCGGTCACCATTCCCTACACCGCCTTTGAACCGGAGACATGATCCATGGCGAATAAAAGCACGAAAAAGGGCTCCAAGGTCTACGTATGCGAGACCGCCCAGAATAGCGACCTGACGGCCAGCGCCTATGCCGCGCTGACCTGGGTGCAGGTCGGCAAGGTCGGCAATATCGGCGATTTTGGCTCCGATTCCACCATCAACAACTACAACACGCTCGACGAGCCGGTGCAGCAGAAGCAGAAGGGCGTCTCCAATGCCGGCGACCCGGAGCTTGAAGTCGCCTCCATCGCCGACGATCCCGGCCAGGACATCCTGCGCGTCTTCGGCGATCCCCTGAACATCAACAACATGGCGATCAAGGTCGAGCGCAACGACGCGCCGCAGGGCAAGACCAACACGATCTTCTATTCGCGCGGCGTCGTTTCCGGCCCGCTCTATCCCGGCGGCGGCTCCGACGATTTCGATCTGGAGAAGTTCAAGATCGGCCTCAACCAGCTGCCGATCCGCATCGATCCCGTCACCACGCCGTAAGCGCGATCTTTCGGAACCTTGCGCGCGTCGCTCTCCTGCGGCGCGCGGCCACTCGAATATGTCCCAACCGATAAGGTGTTTCCTTGGATATCTCCAGTCTCGTCAATTCCGAAGATCTCTTCGAGCTGCAGCTCCTGCATCCGGCCACCGAGGAGCCGCTCGGCATCTCCTTCATGGTCCGCTCGGCCGAGAGCAACGAGGTGAAGAAGATCGTTCGCCAGCATAGCGACCGCTTCCTCGCCAGCCGCAAGAAGAAGCTGACGACCAGCAAGGTCGAGGCCGAATATCTCGACAAGGCCGCCGCCGCCATCGCTTCCTGGAACTGGGGCGAGCAGCAGTGGAAGGGCGAGCAGCCGGTGCTCTCCTTCGAGAAGGCTCGCGAAGTCGTCGAGGACGCCGGCTGGATCTACGATCAGGTGGCCGGCGCCTCGGAGGACCGCGCAAATTTTATGAAGAGCTTGCCGAAGGGCTTTCAGAAGCCGTAAGGATCGTCGCACGCTACGATTGCGTGCGCGATACTAACGGCGAGACCCGGCGCGAACGCAACGAGGCCTTCGAGCTTATCAGCCCGGAGGCCGAGGTGCCAGAGGCCGGCCATGCGCTCTGGGACTGGTTCTGGGATCTGCGTTCAGCGCAGGCCCCCGGCTTTTCCGGTCCGGCGCCGCTTTCCCACCTGGAAATGCTGGCCTGGCTGCACCTGACCGGCAATCTCCTGCGCCGCGAGGACATCGCCGTGCTGAAGGCGATGGACGGGCGCTATTGCCAGGCGGTGGAGGAGGAGACGGAGGCGATCAGGGCGCGGGAGGCGGGGTAAGGGGCGCGCACCGGATTGAGGGCGACGTAGCGGAGCGCTGCTGCCAGATGTTCTTCATCCATGGCGACACAACCGAAGCGGCCCTGCCAGAAATGGCCGGTCCGGCGCAGCCTCGCATGGATGTGGCCGGCATAGGTGCGATGAACGCGAGATAGTGCGCGGCGAATACCGTCAGCATCCGTCGGAACGAGGATGAGGTGAACATGATTGGGCATCAACACCCAGTCCCAGACTTCTACGCCGGCGGCACGACAATGATGGGCCAGGAGATCGCGATAGAGCGCATAGTCATCATCGCAGAAGAAGGTTTGCGCCCGCCCGTTGCCGCGTTGGGTCACGTGATGTGGAATATCAGGGATGATGATACGAGCAAGACGGGCCATCGATTGCGTTGGTCAGATCTGAAAGCTTATTGAGTGCACTGTCACCGTAATTCCTTATGGATTTTTAGGGTGCGTAAAGTCGATATAGTTCTTTTGTGCGGTCTGCAGGTCGTGGTTTACGGTTGAAATATTCCATACGCATCCCTCGATATCCTCCTTCCGGCCGGGTTTGTTTTCGCTCTCGATAAACTTTTCAAGTCTGTTGACTCGTTGTGCCGCCATTTCCGGTGACAAGCCGATTTGCTGAAAAGCCTTCTCGGCATACGTCCGAATTGCGTTGTAATATGTCGTGCCAAGCACATCTCGGCATTGATAAGCAATCACGAAACTCACGTTCACATCATCGATGACTTTACCGGTCAGCTGAAGACGCTTGTGCTCGTCGTCGGCTAAAACTTGCGTGAAGATTGTGCACGCGAAGAATGCAGTCAGAAGTAGTTGAGGCTTCATTGTCGCTACCGCTCTTATTAACGCTGTGTCTCTAACCAGTCCGCGTTCGTTTTGCCGTCAATCATTACGTAGAGACGGTCCGCTCTGGAGGTGTCTTCATTGTCAGTTGGATATTGACATCTGGAGGTGCCGCGAATTGGTGTGCCATAAGCGTTAGGAGCATCGTAAGTTATAAGAACCTCAAACATCAGAGGTTTTACCCGGCCTTGGTCAAAATCCTTCATCCTGGCTCCCTGGATGAGCGGCCCATATTCGTCTCCCGCCAAATAGCGTTTATAGTCGGCGCGGTTGAGAGGCTCGTTGGATTCTTTGATTTCGACCCGCTTGTATCCTGCTGGCGCTAAAAGTCTCAGTTTCAAAACCTCTTCGCACACGGTCACCAATTTCGATTCAGAAGAGCTACAGCCGCCAATGGCTGGCAGCAAAAGAGCCACGCTGACCAATCTCCACAATCTAATCACGAAATCCCCCATTCAAAGCGCAGGGTTGTATTTCGCATGTTTTGAAAAGGTATGCCAGTGACAGATATTGCAAATTCTGCCGGCTTGATAGCCTTTGGCTATTGCACTTTTTAGGTGTCAATCAAAGTATTAGCGATCACCACGAATGTCTAACATGGCATTAAGAGCAGCGTCGAGCTTGCGATCTCTGTCGCTAAGTGCGTCCGTACATTCTTTTTCTGTAACGCCAGGATTCTTATAGTCTCGATTTTTCTGCAGTAGCGTTTCCCAAGAGCCAATCGTTTCGCGCACCAAGCCAGCATCCGAGCTTAGTCTAGCCATTACCGCTTCGACCTTTTGGCGCACCTTTAGGTAGGTATCAATGCCAGCGACATTCCGGCAAATATAGGCTGTGGTTAGGCTGGAGTAGGTGGCGTTGTTGACCTGAATCGCTAAATTATGGATCTCTTCGCGATAATCCGCATGAGCGTTGCCGCTTATTACACATGCAAAAGTTGCTAAAATTATTCGGCGCATGATGCCCTCATAGGTTGATCTAGGCAATCTTAGAGGGAAAAGGTCGTTCGCGCAAGAAACGCGATAATGCAGCTCTGAATTTTAAACGCTTACTTGTTTCTCTCGCATAGCGACCGCTGAAACAATGACAAACAGCCGTTGTGCCGTTTGCTTTGGCCTGAAACGCTGCCTCTCACGTCTGATTCTCGAAAGGAGTACCGGTGCAAGATATTACAAAATTGGGAATTCAGATTTCGACCTCGGGTGTCGATGCTGCTACTACGAGCTTGGATGATTTCAGCTCAGCAGCGACGCGGACGCAAAAAGCAGCTGGCGCTACTTCCCGAGCGTTTGATGTCGTAAGTGCGCGGGCAAATATCACGAGTGGCGCTATCGGAAAGGCAAATGCGCAAGTTTTAAATCTCACTGACAGCTATGGTGCCGCCGCAAGTAATTCCGGTAAAGCAAAAAGCCTTTTAGTTGCTATGAATGCTGACGCGAGCGCAATCACATCATCTGTTCAATCAGTTGACAATAAAGCACAAAATGGTGGCACGACATCCGACAACCGAGGCGGAAGCACATTAACGCAAAGTCGAGCTGTGAACGCCATTGCTCAGCCAGGTTTTAAGTTTAGCGAGCCGCCGCAGATTGATTGGAAGGATGTTGGTCTGGGCGTGGCCGCTTTTCTGCTTATACAAGGAGGGGGGCGAATTAAGGATCTCAGGGGTGAGGCGGCAGCGGCAGTAGGAAATGGAGTGAATTATATCCGTCCTTCTGCAGTCAGAGAAAGGGCGGAAGGAAGCCTTGATGCTCAAGACGCGGACGCCCGGTATCTAGCAGACCATTTCGGTGATGAGATCCCAGCTGCAAAAGAATACGCGGCTCAAACCAAGCAGGCGAAAGACATTAGTGATCTTGTTACTAAAGTATCTGCTGTCTTGAAGGTAAATCGGGAATCAATTGTCGACACAATAAGAAATATCAATGCTGACAATGAGAATATGGCGGTAAGGCTTGATTATGCCGCCGTACATGCAGACTCCAACCTACATGCCCTGGGAGTCGCTCGTGCGAAGTTTCAGACAAATGCCGATAATGGTAAACTGACGATAGAAGATATCCAGACGGTAGTTGATCTTGCCAAGAAAGCATATGCGGAAAGCGGTGATCAAGAACTTGGTCAAATGGCGTCGTCGTTGAGCGAAGCTCGTGGGCCGCTGATAAGGACGGTCAGTCTAATACAGAATTACGGAGAACAAGCGCAGCGTGCTTATGAGAAGCGTCTTTCGGGCTTGCCTGAGACGGCGCAAGCGGCGGGCAAAGCAGTGACCACGCAGCAAACTTCTATTGAAAACAACGCGGCGAAAACGCAGAGCGACCTTCAGAATTTGTCGACGGCGGCAGCATATGTGCCAGTCGGCAACGGCAAGGCGAAGTCTCTCGTGGATGCCAGTTCGAATAAGGTCATACGGGCTCAGAAAGACGCGGTGGATGGTCTTACGAAGTCCTCACAAACTTACACCGAACAGACCAAACTTGGCAGCCAGGCCTCTACCCAATCCGCTGTCGCGACGGACAATGTGAAATCGAAGGTTGTCACGCTGAAGCAAAGTCAGGACGAGCTTCAGAAAAGCTGTGCAGTGCAGTTGGCGCAAATGCCGCAATTGACCAAGGCGGCCAACGACCAGGCTGATGCCTATCGGCGTGTTGCCGACGCGCAGGCGCTGCAGAAGCTCGCGGGCGATATCCAGTTCCAGCAGGATCAAATGGGCCGCTCGACCGTCGACCAGACTGTTGCTTCGACACAGAAGCAATATGGTCTGCCGGTCGACATGAATTCGGCCTCTGCCAATATCATCCGCTACAATGAACAGCTGAAATATGCCCGCGAGCTTGCCGGCGATTTTGCCTCGACGCTGGTCAGCGGCTTGCGCAATGGCGAGGGCCTTTGGAAATCCTTGGGGAAGGCGGCGATTTCCGTGCTCACCAAGATTTCCGACCGGTTGCTGAACGATGTGCTCAACAGCCTGTTCAAGGTCAACAGCGCCGGTAGTGGGTTGTTTGGTGGCCTCTTCGGTGGAGGCGGGCTGGATCTCGGCATTTTGGCGCGGTCGCCGCAGGCGGCGAGCGTTATCGCGAGCGGCGCCAACGGCTTGTTCGCCGATGGCGGCTATACAGGCCCCGGCGGCAAGCACGAGCCGGCCGGCATCGTTCACGCCGGCGAGGTCGTCTGGAGCCAGAAGGATATCGCCCGGGCGGGCGGCGTCGGCATCGTTGAGGCGATGCGGCTTGGTCGGCGTGGTTATGCCGATGGCGGCGTGGTCGGCGAGGGCGGGCCGCAACTGGTGCGGGCGCCGGATGTTGCCGTTCCCGTCCGTCGCCTCAGGGCCGATAACCAGAACGATGCCTCCGGCTCCGCTTCCGGCGTGCATGTCACGGTCGGCGTTTCCGTCGATGAGGACGGCAATCTCAAGGCCTATGTGAAGAATGTCGCGCAATCGGAAGCGCAGAGTTCGACGCGGCAGGGGCTGAATGATTTCAATCAGCAGCTTCCCGATCGCGTCGCGCAGATCAACCGCAATCCCCGGAGGCGCTGATGGCCGTTTCCTATCCCTACAGCCTGCCGGCCTTTGCCGATCTCCTGAAGATCTCCAGCATCGTCTGGGACATTCAGCGCAATGACGAGCTTTCCGGCTCCGGCGATGGCCGGGTCTGGCAGGCGGAGCTGGCGCCGCCGCTCTGGACCGGCACGGTGACGCTCTCCGACATGTACAATGCGGAGGCGAAACAGATCGCCGCCCGCATCCGCAAACTACACGGCGCCCAGGAGGCGCTTTTTCTTTATGATCCGCTGTCGAAATATCCACAGGCCGACCCCGACGGGACGAAGCTCGGGAGCGCGAGCGTCAGCATCGCCGCGCTCGGAGCCGACAACGCTTCGCTCAGCCTCACGGGCCTGCCGGCGGGGTATCGGCTGACTGTCGGCGACAAGATGCAGATCGGCTATGGCGGCCGCTATGCCTTTCTCGAAGTCTCGGAAACGGTGACGGCATCGGGGGCGGGCACGACGCCGGTCTTCGGCGTCTTCCCGCATCTGCCGGCCGGCTTTGCCGCCGGTCTCGGCGTAATCCTGCTGCTGCCGGCCTGCAAATGCCTGGTCATGCCGGGCAGCCACAATCCCGGCACCGCGAGCGGCCCCATCACCTCCGGCGCCACCTTCAAGATCATCCAGAAGAAATAGACGATGAAGAACATCACCTCCGCCTTCCTCGCGGCGCTGACCGGCGCGCGCGACAAGGGGCTCGTGCCCCGCCGCTTCGTCTGGATCACCGGCAAAGATATCGCCTCCGGCGCACCGGCCTCGATCGGTCTGTGGACCGGCGATGACGATATCAATATCACCGTCACCTCTGGGGTGACCGGACTGCCGGAGGCAAGAGCCTATTATGGCGGCCTCAATCTGCAGGTAAGCCCGATCCCGCGCACCGCCGACCTGACGATCCAGACTGTGACGATCACCATCGGCCAGATCGCGCCGGTGGCGCAGCAGCTTGTCCGCGGTTACGATCTGCGGCTGGCGCCGGTGGAGATCCACGACATGGCGTTCGATACCGCGACGCGTCAGCCGAGCGCGGCCCCCGAGATCGCCTTTCTCGGCATCGTCGACGGCGCGCCGATCAAGACGCCTTCGGTGGGACAGGACGGCGATGTCGAGATATCGGCGATTTCGGCGGCCATCGCCATGCTGGAGCGCACCAATCCGGCCAAATCCTCCTATGAAGGCCAGAAGCGTCGCAGCGGCGACGAGTTCGGCCTTTATTCCAGCACCGTCGCCAACTGGCAAATTCCATGGGGGCAGAAGGGATGAGCGAACTCGTCAGGGTCAAGAACTGGCGCGCCTGTTTCGTCGCCGAGATCGACCGGCTGAAGCGCACGCCCTTTGCCTGGGGCAGCCATGATTGCGGGCCGGGCCTTGCCGGCAATCTGGTGCTGGCCATCACCGGCGTCGATTGCGCCGACCAGTTTCGCGGCGAATATTCGACCGCCGCCGGCGCGCTGAAGACGATGAAGGCGGCCGGCTTCGACAATCTCGCCGATCTCGTCGCCACCATGCTGCCGGAGATCCACCCGAGCCAGGCCCATATCGGCGATATCGCCGCCATCCCGCACGACGGCCCCTTCGGCTATGCGCTCGGCGTCGTCAATGGCGAACGCATCTTCGTGTTGCGCGAAACCGGTCTCGGCACGGTCGATCTGCTCGACGCCGCACGCGCCTTCAAGGTCGGTTGATACGGCGATACGCCGCCAAGCTCCATTATCCCAGGCCGGTGACATGTCGGCGCGGCCTCGACCGCGGCGACCCTTTCCCATGCGCCAATCGAGGTCGCCCGATCCATGAAATATCTCATCCTGCTCCTGAACGTCCTCGGCTTCTGGCTGATGGCGGATGCCGCGCACGCCGAACCGATCAGCTTGGCGATCAGCGCGATTTCAGGCTTCCTCACCTCGATCGGCGCCATCGGCAAGCTGGTGCTGACCGTTGCCCTGAATGTCGGTCTGTCCCTGATTGAAAAGGCATTGGCAAAGAAGGAGCAGCCCCGGCAGGCTGGCACCAAGCTCGAGATCAGCATGGGCGACGATCACCCCATGTCCTTCGTCATGGGCAGTTATGCCACCGCCGGCCGGCGCAAATATGCCGGCACATGGGGCGAGGACGGCAAGACGCCGAATGCCTATTTCACCGACGTCATCGAGATCGGCAGCCTGCCGAACCACGCCGGCGAGCGCGGTCTCACCAGCGTCTGGATCGACGATCAGGAAGTCGGCGTGCTCTGGGAGGAGCCGCATCCGGACGGGCGCGGTTTCCCGGTGGCGCAGTATCGCGTCGGCAGCAAGGACTATCTCTGGATCAGGTTTCTGGATGGCACGCAATCGGCACCCGACGCCTTCCTGACCGCGAAGTTTGGCTCCGAGCCGGACCGGCCGTGGAAATCGACCATGATCGGCCTCGGCTGCCAGATCGTCATCCTCACCGCCCGGTACAACACCGATCTCTTCTCCGGCGTCCCCGCCGGCCTTTATCAACCGCACCCCGTGCGGCTCTACGATCTCCGCAAGGATTCGTCGGTCGGCGGCAGTGGCGTGCACAGATGGACCGATCCGTCGACATGGGAGGCCTCCAGCAATCCAGCCGTCATGATCTACAATCTGGCGCGTGGCGTCTATTATGGATCGGAATGGGTTTACGGCGGCCAGAACATAGCCGCCTTCTGTCTGCCGGCGGCAAGCTGGATGGCGGCGGCCAATGCCTGCGACGCTCCCGTAACGCTCGACGGCGGCGCCAGCGAGCCCGCCTTCCGTGCCGGCTACGACATCCAGTGCGACCAACAGCCGCTTGACGTGATCTCCGAGCTTCTCAAGGGCTGCAACGGCCGCATGGCCGAGGTCGGCGGCATCTTCAAGATGCTGGTCGGTGCGCCCGGCGGCGCCGTCTATTCCTTCTCCGATGACGATATCATCGTCACCGAAGAGCAGGATTACCAGCCCTTTCCGACGCTCTCCGATACCTATAACGCCATCGAGGCAACCTATCCCGAGCCCACTGAGAAATGGGCGACGAAGGATGCGCCCGGTCGCTATAATACCGATCTGGAGACGGAAGACGGCAACCGCCGCCTGCCGGCACAGATCGAGCTGCCGGCCGTGCCCTTCGCCAACCAGGTGCAGCGCGTCGGCCTGGCGATGATCCAGGACTATCGCCGCTTCCGCGTGCACCAGATCTCGCTGCCGCCGGATGCCTATCCGCTGGAGCCCAACGATGTCGTCTCATGGTCTTCGGCACGCAATGGCTATGCGGAAAAGAAGTTCCTCGTCGTCAAGGTCGAGCCGCAGCCGAATTTCCTTGTTGTCGTTACACTGAAGGAAGTCGATCCGGCAGACTACGATTGGCATAGCGGTCTGCAGCTGCCGACCGCGACAGGATGGATCGGCCCGATCACGCCGCCGTCGCAGCCGATGACGGGTTGGGCTGTCGAGCCCGCGACGGTCAAGGATGCGGGAGGCATCGATCGTCGCCCGGCGATCAAGATCAGCTGCGCGGCGGACATGGACGACGTTGAGCGCGTCTGGGTGCAGGTTCGGCTGAAGGAGACCAGCGATGTCGTATTTGACAGCGACAGCACGCGCTACCAGTCGCCATTCTCGTGGATCATATCCGGCCAATGGATGCTTCCGGACACCGACTATGAGGTGCGCGGGCGATATATTCCGAAGTCGACCCGCGCTACGGACTGGTCCACATGGCTGACGGTCAAGACGCCGAATATCCTGATATCGACGGCAGATGTCTTGGATAACTCCATCACGGCGAACAAGATCGCCGACGCGGCCGTGATCGCTTCCAAGATCATGGACGAGGCTGTCACCAACCTGAAGCTGGCCGACGCCGCTGTCTCGACGGCGAAGCTGCAGGTCTCGGCGGTGACGGCGGAGGTGCTGGCGAACAGCGCCGTGATTTCCTCCAAGCTGGCGGATGGTGCGGTGACGGCGGCAAAGCTTGCCGACGCTATGATCGAAGCGACTAAGTTCGCATCAACCATTAAGCCGGTCGAGATCGTCTCCGCGCTGCCGGCAACCGGCAATGTCGAGGGACGCACGGTCTATCTGACCACGGATGACAAGCTCTATCGCTACACCGGCAGCGCCTGGACGGCGGCTGTCGCTGCGGTCGATGTCAGCGGCACGTTAGTTTCCTCACAGATTGCCGATGGCGCGATTACCAACTCGAAGCTGGCGGCGCTGGCGATCGATGCAACCAAGTTCGCGTCCACCATCAAGCCAGTTGAGATTGTCTCCACGCTACCGACCAGCGACAACGTCGAAGGCCGCACGGTCTATCTGACCACGGACGACAAGCTCTACCGCTACACCGGCAGCGCCTGGACGGCGGCAACGGCGGCGACCGACATTGCGGGGCAGATCGTCGGCACTCAGATTTCCGATGGTGCGATCTCGACGCCCAAGCTTGCGGCGGGTTCCGTCACCGCCAACGCGCTTGCGGCTGGAGCGGTCACCGCCGACAAGATTGCCGCCAACACGATCACGGCCGGCCAAATCGCTGCCGGCGCGATCGGCGCGACTCAGATCGCCGCTAACGCTGTCACGGCGAAGAGCCTTGTCCTGCAGGATTGGGAAAACCTCATTCCTGATAACCAGATGCAGTCTTCTGCATCGTGGCCAGTGTTGACCAATAGTGTCGTAAATCCTGCGACATCTCAGGCTTTCACCTCAAAAGGTGCGATTGACTACGGCTATGTGAGCGGCAGCAGCTATGTGCAAATCCTGCAAAGCCAGCCGTTTGCAATCGTAGCCGGTCAGCCATATCTGGCATCGGTGCAGGCAATCAGAACGTCTGGCACCAAGTTCGGATTGTGGATACGGGTTCATTGGCTGGGTGCAGACGGTAATCTTCTCAGCCCTGATACCTACGTCACAATCTGTTCCTATGGCACGGCTGATGGGGGAACGGCGGACGGGGTTCAGACCTTTACCGCTAACATCACGCCGCCAGCGACGGCTTATGGAGCCGTCATCAAAGGGTACATCCATCGCACCTATACTGACGGCAATGTCTCGATCGGCGGTCTAAGCTGGCTGCGCCGGCAAACCGCATCCCTGATCGTTGACGGCTCTGTCATCGCGTCGAAGATCGCCGCCGACGCGGTGACAGCCACAGCAATCGCAACCGGCGCAGTCACGGCCGATGCCATTGCGGCTAATGCAGTGACCGCCGGCAAGATCGCTGCGAACGCCGTCACGGCGGGTACGATCGCGGCCGGGGCTGTCTCAGCCTCACAGATTGCTGCAGACGCAATCACCTCGGATAAGCTTGCTTCCAATTCCGTCACTACGGATGCTCTGGCGGTCGGCTCCGGCAAGAACCTTCTGCAGAATGCGAGCTTCTCTGCCGGTATGGACTGCTGGACTTATGGATCAAGCGGGACTGTCCCCAGCCTGTCCGTTAGAATTCGGACCACCTCAGAGACCTATGCGGGAAAGAACAACCCCACCTTGATGGTGTTTCAGAACAGCGGCCCGACCTCAGGCAGCTATTATACCGACGTACGCTGGCTGCGCTCGGATGCTGACACGCTGGCTGTCGACAACCTCAAATACGGCGTGTCCTGCACGGCAGGTGAAACGCTGGAGGCGACCGCCTACGTTTCGGCCCATCGTTGCATCGTCGACCTTCGCATCGAGTGGCGCACTTCCGATGGTTCGGTGGTGAGCTATGCCGGCCCTTCATCTAACAGCGCGAACTCATCTAGCTCGACTGACCCTGATACCTGGCCGCGTCTTCGTGTAGCAGGAGTTGCGCCTACCGGGAGTGTGTGCGCGGGCGTCCATATCCGCAAGCGTGACACGAACAGCGGCTCGACGGACAGCTACATGTTTGTAAACAAACCGATGCTGTGCCGCATCCCGGCCGGGGCTACGGAGGCGACGCCCTGGAGCAACGGGGATAGTGTCCTCATCACCGCTGGTGGCATCGTCGCCAGCGCCGTCACCGCCAATGCGATCGCCGCCAATGCAGTGACGGCTGGGAAGATTGCCGCAAATGCCGTCACGGCGGGCACCATTGCGGCTGGCGCTGTGACCGCCGCCACTATCGCTGCCGGCACGATCACCGGCGACAAGCTCGCTGCCAATACCATCGGTGCGGCACAAATCGCGGCCAATTCGATCACCGCCAAGTCGCTCATTCTGACCGACTTCAGCAATATTGTCGATAATGGCTGGTCTCAGGGCGATCTCACGAGCTGGACGGTTACGGGGCAGTTATCCTATGCGAATGATGCGAGTCAGGGGGACGCGTCGGGCTGGATACTCGGCGCGAATGGCGTGTTCTGCGCGGTCTCCCAGTTCTACCCGGTCGTGCCTGGCCAACAATACGCGTTTGAAGTCTGGGTGAAGAATTCTGACGGGACCTACGCCGCCGTCGTCTACGCCTGCACCAAGGGGGCATCCTCTGAAACGATCACGTATACCCAAGCCGCAGCGACCTCGACGATGGGGTCATGGGTATTGCTTCGGGGAAAGGTGACGATACCCAGCGGCCAAACGCGCTGCGCCATGGGTCTCCAGATCGGCCGTCCCTCTACCGGCGGGGCTGGAGCGCTTTGGTCGCGTCCGATGATGCGCAAAGCCATCAATGCCGAGTTGATCGTTGACGGTGCCGTCACCGCCAATGCGATCGCCGCGAATGCCATCAGCGCAGGGATGATACAGGCCGGCGCGATCAGTACCGACAAGCTCGTGGTGGGCGGCGTCGACTACACCCGCATCGCCAAAAATAGCATTGGTCAGCGGCGAACTCAGGGAATTAGCGCCGGCCCATGGGGGGACGGCACGCTGCGCACGATCTATACCTGGTCGATCAATAACGACAATCCGAGCGCAGTTCTGACGGGCTTCACAGTCACCCTCTATACGAACGCCAGCTCAGGCACCGGTCATATGTATCTGATCAACACGACGACTGGTACGCAATTGCTGGACCTGACTGTGAGTGCACCGGGCACGAACACCTATGCCTACAACATGATCATGGAAGATGTCGCGTCGGCCGGCGTGCATAGCTATGCCATTCAGGTCGCGGCTCTGACCACGGTCTCAGGCATCCTCTATCAATCCTGGACACTTAGATAGGAGACCGCGATGTATCGCATCGACACCATGTATGACCCGATGGTCGAGGCGCTGTTGGCGGCCCGATCGGAGGGCAAGACCGAGCGCTGGATGGCCGCCGCAGCCTTCTGGCTCGGCCGGCAGCAGATCTACAACGTCGCGGATTTCTGGCTTGCGCTTGCCGCCAAGATCACTTCCGGCTTAGTCGAAGCCGACAAGGATGCGATCCTCGACCAACTCAGCAACAAGGAAGCAGCCTTGGTCAGCGCGGCCGGCGATTGGCCGGAGACGCCGGAAACCCTGCTCGCCATCGTCGCAGGCTGGTCTCCGGAGCCGATCGCTGTCGATCTCTACGCCTATGCCGCAACGAAGCGCTATGCCGTCGAAACGGGCGGTATCGTCCTCAATGGCATGTCGATTATGACAGATCGTGCCAGCCAGGCGCTGATTACCGGCGCCTATAACTATGTGACGGCCAATCCGGACGTGGCCGTGCAGTTCAAGACGAGCGGCGGCAGCTTCGTCGAGTTGACGGCCGCGCAGATGACGGCTGTCGCCAATGCGGTCGCCGCGCATGTACAGGCGAGTTTCGCGGCTGAAGGCGAGGTTGATCGGCAGACTGTCGCCGGAGCGATTACCAAGGCGGCGGAGATCGACGCCTTCGCGTGGCCGTCGAATTCGTAAGGAGAGCCGTGATGTCCAGCCTCACAGCGTCCCTCAAGAAACAGAACGAGTTTCTGCAAGGCGAGGTCGAGCGCTTCGCCAATGCCGTCGATAGCCTCGCCGCCCAGCTTGCCGAAGCGCAAAATCGGATCAAGGCGCTCGAGGTACCGGGATCGGAAGTGGTTCCGGCCGAACCTGATGTGACCGCCGAAGATAAACCTGCCGCCTTCGCCAGGCCTGCACGTCACCGGCGCTAGACCAGCCGTTCAAACGCACCCGCCATGGGCGGGCTTCTCTTCATCAAGGATCAGAATCAATGAACCACGCGAAGTTCTTCGCGGCGGTACGCTTGTCGTTGTTCGCCGGGCGCCTGTCGCAAAACAAGGTCAATGGCATGGAGACCATCCTTGACGTATGGGAGGCCTTGCCCTTCGATGCGCGATGGCTGGCCTATATGCTGGCGACTGCCCTTCACGAGACGGATGCGACCATGTGCGCCGTCTCGGAAAATCTGAACTATTCGGCGGCTGGCCTTCGCACCACATTCCCGAAATACTTCACGGCGGCTCAGGCGACTGCTTACGCGCGACAACCGGAGCGTATCGCCAATCGCGCCTATGGAAGCCGCATGGGCAATGGCAACGAGGCCAGCGGCGATGGCTGGCGCTATCGTGGTCGTGGTCTGGTGCAGATCACTGGCCGCGACAACTATGAAAAATACGGGATCGCGAATGATCCTGACAAAGCGCTTGATCCGGTCAAGACGGTCGAGATCCTGTTCGATGGCATGATCAATGGCCGATTTACCGGCAAGAGGCTCGCCGATTTCTTTTCCGCGACAACGGCCGATTGGTATGGCGCGCGCAAAGTCATCAACGGCACGGACCGTGCCGATGAAATCGCCGGCTACGCCAGGAAGTTCGCTGCTGCGCTCGAGAGCGCTCGCTAAACCACGACGCGCCATTCTCGATTTTACCTTCCTCCAGACGGGCTTCGCATCACCGGTGCAAATGTTGCGTCTTCTCGCCTGCACGAAGCATGAGCCAGACGACAAGATCTTTCGGCGCTTCGCTCTGCATATCGCATTCACCGCTATCGACGCTTTAGCCTGCATGTTCGACCCCGGTCGTCATATCGGCGTGTTCTATGCTTGACGGCGGAAAACGGAATTCATTCCGAAATGAAAGGGATCAATAAGTGCTCAATACCAACACCATTCATAACGTGCTGAATATTCTTATCAGCCTGTCTGCGCTCTTCGTTGCCGTCCTGCTTGCCACTGGCTGCTCTCAATTTAGCGACGGCATGCTGGAATGCTCGCAGTCCTTCCTCAGCCCGCAGATCACTGCTTTCGTAATTGCGGGACTCTCCGCATTGAAGGTGGCCATCAACGTCGTTCGGGATGGACTGTCGGGTCTGGTGAAACCCCAGCCACCGGTCAGCAAATAAGTTTGCTCGTTCGGCCAGCCGGGGGCCGGCGATGGTTCTTTTGACGACATGTTGAGTATGAAGAGGCGATTGATGGCGATTAACGAGTTTCTCGATGCCTTGGGCATCAAGGCGGGTGTCGTTATTGCCGGTCTCTCCGGTGGTATTTTGCGAGGACTGTCACGACGTCGATATACCACCCGCGAAATGGTTGCGTCGCCGATTTGTGGGGCCCTTGCCGCCGCCTATCTGACGGAGCCGGCATTATATTATTTGCGAGTTATCAACTGGCCGCTGCCTCAGAAAGATGTTGCTGCGATGAATGCCACGGCCTTCGTGGTCGGCGTCTGTGCCATGTGGATCGCCGATCTGCTCTTCGATACGATCTCGCGTTGGATCAGAGGCGGTCGGGCTCTTCCATAG